GTCTAGCGTCCATACCCCCGGAGCAGCACCGTCTTGGAACGGGCCTGCCGGAGTGGGAGGTGTCTTGCGGATCAGGCCACCGGGCCACTGATGACTCATTTATAGACCTCCGTGGGAGTTAGAGCATCCGGCAGGCCCATCACGAGCCAGAGTCAAGTCGCCAAAGTCAGTAGCGTTGCCAGTTGTAGCAATCGTGACGTAGTCAATCACATTCTGCCTAACAAACGATGCGTTATATCCACCCGCAAAGGTGGCTCTTGTTGAAGATGCCGCACCCGCAACACCAAAAAGGTTAACTGTCAAATCACCAAAGTCTGTTGCGTTCCCCGTGGTGGCAATGGTTATGTACTCAATAATATTTGAAGAATTGCTTAACGGGCCACCGCCTCCAAACAACCCGCGAGTTGAATTTGAACAACCTGCCAAACCGGACCTGCTAGCAGGCAAGTTACCGAAGTTGGTCGCGTTGCCTGTGGATGCAATCGTTACATAAGCAATAACTGCCGATACACCTCCACTTCCAGAAGGGCGGTCGCCGCCCGCCCAAACCCCACGTGTTGTAGATGAACAAGCTCCCGAATATCCAGTTGGGTCTATCAAGTCCCCAAAATCTATTGCATTCCCGACAGAAGCAATGGTGATGTACTGGATAACGTTGGTATACCCACCGCTTATAAAACCGCCACCAAATATTCCACGCGTGGAAGACCCACAACCAGAAGGTACGCTGTCTGTAGGGGCCAAAATGTCGCCAAAATCTATAGCATTTCCAGTGGTAGCAATAGTGACGTAATCTAGTACATTGCTTCGGTTTGAGCTATCGTTGCCCCCACCAAATACCCCGCGAGTTGAACTAGAACACGCGCCAATGTTATAGCGAGCAAGTGTTAGATCCCCAAAATCTGTGGCGTTACCAGTAGTTTCAATACTGATGTAGTCAATCGTATTTACAGCGCTTGCGTTATAACCGCCACCAAATACAGCGGTTGGCGCAACGTAGTTAGGGGGCCACAGCCCCTGCCCCACCGCCTGAAACTGAGCCGTGAGGGTCCATACGCCGGAATAACTAGGCATTATTGAACTCCTCCATTTGCAGCGGAGCTTGCCGCGCCTTGTTCTTTGGCCTGCGTCAAATCCCCAAAATTTGTTGTATTGCCGGTTGAGGCAATAGTGACGTATTCAATCGTGGCTCTAGCATCGGCGGGGACATTTGTACCTTCATTGCCACCAAAAATTAACCCTCTTGTTTGAGAAGAGGCGGCAGATTTATATGGACCTCCAAACGAACAATCCCCAAAATCCGTGGCATTACCCGTGCTGGCAATTGTGATGTACTGAATTACATTGGAGGTAGTCTCGCCTCCCATAAAAATACCACGAGTAGAAGAAGAGCAACCGCCAATATTGTATATACTGCCGATTAAATCTCCAAAATCTATTGAGTTACCCGTTGACGCCGTTTCAATGTACGAGATAACATTGGTTCCATTTCCCGGAAACGCTAATCCACCTGCAAATATGCCCCTTGTTGGGGAAGAGCAGGCCGCCAAGTTACTTGTTCGTAGAGTTAAATCGCCAAAATCGGTAGCATTGCCAATAGTTGCCGTTGTTACATAATCAATTATGTTTAAATCTGAAGCATCGCCACCGGCAAACACCGAGCGTGTAGCGGAATTACATGCAGTCAACGCATAGCGCCCTACTGTTAAGTCGCCAAAATCTTGAGAATTACCCGTACTTGCATACGTCACATATTCAATTACATTTCGATCAGATGTTAAGCCCCTTGCTTGCAGGCCCCTAGACGAAGACCCTGTAGCAGCGTTAAGCCGCGTAGCTGCCATAAGGCTTCCAAAATTTGCAGCGTTGCCGGTTGTGGCAATCGTTACATAGTCAATATTGGCTATTAGTGATGAATTAGCTAAAAATCCTGCAAAATACAAAGCGCGTGGGCTTGAAGGTGTCACGCTGCCACTAGCCGCGCTGAAGGGGCCGGGGCCGAAACTGTTCAGCGCCCAGACTTGAAATGTGTATGCGGTGCCGTTGCTCAGACCAGTGACGGTGACCGGAGAAGATGTCCCCGAGACAGTGACTTGGCTAGGGTTAGATACCGCGTAGTACGCCGTGATGGCCGAACCACCTACGTTGGCCGGGGCGGTAAATGACACCGACGCCGAAGCATCACCTGCGGAGGCGCTCACGCCCGTGGGTGCATCCGGGTTCTTCAGCGGGTCAAAGTTTGCCGAGATGAACCCAGCAGGAGGACGAAGCGGCATCGCTGCCTCCTATTAGGAGTTGATCTCTTCCCAACTGGTCGTCACCACAAGATCACTTGCCGTGCCTGCCGTAGCCCCGATGGACTCGTTCTCAAGCAGATACAGGGAGGTAGTCTTGTCAAGGATGATCAGCGTGGCGTCAGCCGGAACCGAGATGGTCGAGGCAATCGGAAAGGCCGTACCGCCCAAGGCTGCTGCGCTGTACTTGTTGATGGTGATGTCCGCCGCGTTGGTGCCGTCCACGTTGGCTACCATGATCATGTTGATCTTGAAGACCTTGTTGCTAGAGGCAGCGTTGCTGACCAGACTGGTGGCACTCGTGGTAGTCAGCGAAACACTGCTGTTGTTACCAAGAATTGTCGTGACATTGACGATATTTGGATTAGCCATGTTTACTCCTCACAGGCCGAAGATCATTGCGAAAGCGATGGCCTGTCCTTTGGACGCGCCAGTTGCTGCTGGGGTTGCGCTTGTCCAAGTAGTGCCGTTAGAAGTTAAAACATTACCACTTGCACCCGGTGCAACAACTTGAACTGCAGAAGTTCCATTACCAAGCAATACGTTGTTAGCGGTAAGCGACACCGCTCCTGTACCACCATTGGCAACTGCAAGCGTCCCTGCAACAGTCACCGCACCGCTTGTAGCCGTGCTAGGCGTGAGCCCGGTGGTGCCAAAGCTAATCGTTGTCACACCCGCAGCAGGCAACGGGGACGATTGCCAAGTTGTCCCGTCAGAGGTCAGTACGTTCCCACTGGACCCAGGAGATACCACCTGGAAGGCAGAGGTGCCATTACCCAGCAGGACGTTGTTTGCCGTGAACGTAGCGGCTCCGGTGCCGCCTGAAGCCACGCCCAACGCTGTACCAAGCGTCAAGGAACCGAAGTAGTTCTGCGCCTCCAGCACATCTGTACCGTCGCACCGTAGCGCAATCCGAGCGCCGTTTGGGACAGAAATGCCAGAACCAGCCGAGGTCTTCACCGTCTGTGCTGCGCCCGTGTTGTTGGTCACGAAGTACAGCTTGCTGACCGCAGGGACGATGACGTTGTACGAACCGCCTGGAGTCCCGCCAAGCACGAGAAACATGGCCCGCGCTTCATCTGATGCGCCGTTGCTTGAGGTCAGCGTGTAGTTCGCCGCCGTCATCGTGATGCTGGACGTACCAGCAATTGAGGAGTCAATCAGGCTCGTCGCCCCGGCGTTGAACACCGTACCCCAGGTATTGCTCAGTTCCCCCGTGGCCGGAAGAACAAGCCTGAGGCTGCTGGTATAGGTTGATGGCATGTCTTACCTCAAGCGAATCGGATCAGCGCCGTGGTGGCAGAAGCAGCCGGAAGCTGCACCGTGAAATTTGGCCCAGCAGTTTTGTCAGATCCAAAATCCAGCACCGCAATTGCACGGTCTGCCTTGGTGGAGTTGTAGATCAAACCCCCACGGGTGACAAAACTAGACCCCGGCCAAGCAGGGTTGTCGAACGTCACATACGCCGTGGTGCCAGAAAGAAGGACTTGGACGTTGACAAGAACCACCCCGCCAGCGGTGTAGCCTGTGCCTACAACTTCTTCCGTTGTGGTGTAAACCGTAGTGTCCGCGCCAAGAGAAGCAGCGCTCGTATAGAGCGCCATCTTCAGGACATCGGTATCCAGATCATGGATAGCCAGCCATGACTCCTGTTTGAACGAAGAGCATAGCGTTTGTACCAAAGCCATTTAGACCACCTGTGTCCTGACCTGCCCAGTACGGTATGCGTCTTGACGGTTCTTGCCTTCGCCCAGGTTCTTCAGCAGGGTCAGCGATTGGACGTACTGCTTGTTCGTCTCGGCCACGATGTCAGGCTCCTGCTTCATAAACCGCGCCGCTTCAACCATGACTGCGTTAAACAACACGCTGTCAAAATTGTCACCCAGCCATGTGGTCGTTGCCGTGACGATACTTTCCGGGTAGTAGAAATACGCCAACTCTGCACTCAAAGCAGCGCTGGGCGTGGGGCCAAGCAAGAACGATTGAATCTTTGGCGTGCCCGTCTGCGTCCCGTACAGGGCGTAATACTGCGGCGTCCCAGTGACAGCAACACTTGGGAATGACTCCCGCATGAAGTTTACATCCTTGTTCAGCAAGTAACTGAACACTCCCGCAACGCTCACACCAAAGGAAAACGCAGACAAGAAGTCTGCCGGTACTACAAGTAGCGGGTTGCCAATGGTCAACGTAAGCGTGGTGTTCTTCCGCAAATTGGGAAGTTGAACCGAGTTATAGATACGCTGCTCGGCTAGCTCCGTCATTGTGGCGAAGTCAGCCGCCGAGAAAGTGTTCTCGGTGTAATCCTCAACAGCAGTCTGCAACTCGGAGTAGTTCACGCCATCGGCCCTCTAGACATGAAGCCGCGAGTAGCAGCACCGGACCCACGCTGCTTGATCCCAGAGGTCTTTGGCCCCGGAGCGGACTCTTTGGAGATGCTGCCCACCACCATGCACAGGTCACGCGGATTGACAGGGCCTTGCGGGTATGCCTGCTTGGCAGGCGACCGTTTTGTGATCTTGCTCATAGCTCACCCCGTCTTCTGGTTGGCAGCGCGGGACAGAT